TTCGGGAGTGATATCTTCATCCCAATCGGGCACCACACCCGCTTCATCGATTAATGTCTCAATTACGAAATCCATATCGTGAGCTGCTTCGGGTGGAAGGTTAGTGCTAATCCTAATCTCGATTAATTTATCTATCATTTTATGTAGTTTGCTCATTTGTTATCCCTTACTAATAAATAGATGTATATATATTTAAACCAAAAAATTTTCCCCACCCTCATTAAAAAATTCTCAATGAAACGGTGCACCGTCAAGTATAAACACCATAACTAACAACACATACAACATAGCAAATAATACTAAACTCATTAACGTATCTTTTACTTTTTCTTTTTTTGACATTTGTTTTTTCCTTTTATGTACCAAATTATTGTTCCTAATATACCACCAACTATAATCATATCTTTCAGTATAAATGATATCATGATTATACCTTCCCAAGTAGATAACCCAGAAGTTTTGGCTTCCTTTAATAAGCTAAGAGCTTCTACTAAATCTGTAAGTTGTGCGTATGTCATTTTAAGCTATCCCCTTTGTCAACATCATTTATTGATGTAATAATCATATCTTCTTGTATTTCTATTACTTCATCATAAAACTTTTCTATTTCCACTTCATAATCCAACCCTTCTTCTTCACATTGTTCTTCCCAAGGTCTATCTGGACTTGCTTCTTCATAATAAGTGAATCCATTTTTACTACCATATCCACCTATTAAAAAATCATCACCTTCTCCATCTACCTTAAACTGTACGATAGCATCTTCATCCATCTCTACAACTTTTTCTACAAACTTCTTCATATACCCATCTGCAAAAGACCAAGCTGAACAAAATAATATTCCTGTTTCTCCAGCATCAGGATTCACGTCCTCAACTAATATCCATTTAGGACCTATCTCTTCACGAGGGTAATTATCGTATTTACCAAATATAGGTTCTACTGTACCACGAATGTGTGCTTCGTTCCATGTGCATGGAATATCAAACCATTCTGATAATTGTTTATGTACTTCTTCTTTTTCTGATAACACATTTGCATGTGTCCATACGTGATTAGCCATTTAATTGTCCTTTATCTATTTCTCGTCTTCTTTCGAAATTTAGGTGTTAATCCATAAATCTTTTCATAACATTCTAAACATAATTGTCCAGCTCCTTCAATATAACCAAGTCTAAAATCTATATGGTCTGTCTTGTTATATGAAGTTTCTACTTCACACGATACACATTTATCTTTCATTTTATTTCTCCAAGAACTTACATTAATCTAAATCAATATATTCTTCTTTTTCACCATCGTCACCGACATCTATCAGTTCGTCACACTCCATCTCATAACAAAAACCACCTGTCGAACTTCCCATGATATAATTTTCTCCATAATTTTCTGAAATATATCTGTCAAGATAATTCATACTTAATTCATTGAGTTGTTTCACCAATGGGTGTTCACCAATTTCCTCGAAAGGAATACCTTCCATTTCACTTACTATCTCATCCATATTGTTGACTTTTATTTTTATTTTTTTCATTATAACCTCTTTTTTTATTTTTCTAAAAACTTTGAATTCATTGACTTGGCAACTTCCATCATATTCGTGGGATTGATGAAACTGGCATCTTTACCATACATTCTAGTGAAAGAACTTCTACTATTTCCCATAACCCGTTCCCAGCTGGTGTCATAAATAAAATAACTCATCACTTTGATTCCATTGTTACGAATCATTTTCATCATTTTTTTACAATGTCTTTCCGCATTTTCACCATAATAGTAAATCCTATTCCCATCTCCTGAACCTTGAAAATAAGGTTCTCCATCAGAATAATTGATAAAATAATTATCTTCTCCACGGACACCTTCTAAAAAATTCTTCATCATTGCTTCATAACAAAGTGATTCAGGTGTAGTTCCACCAGCACAAAGTGCTGTCCACATAGATTTGATTTTGGTTAATTTATCTTTATGAGAATCATAACAAATAATTACGATGGGTTTGTCTTCGTGAGTCCAACGAAAACTAACTGTAACATGTATATTTCCACTCATATCAGCAGCTTTAATCATCGCTATTGCTGAAGTTTTAGCTTCATCAAGTTTCGTACCACTCATAGAACCACTGGCATCAATTGAAATATGTAAATTAGCTTTATTATATTTTTCTACAAATACTTGACTAAAAACATTCTCATTATCAAAACCCAATTCTGCAATTAATCTCTTATCAATCTTACCACGACTTTGACGGTTAAAAAGTAAACTTCTTTCTTCACCACGAACTTTTAATTTTTTACCTAATATAGTACCCAAACGAAGACCTTCAGCAATTACTTCGTCTTCTTTATTATCATAATATGGAAAATGAAGAAAACTAAAAGCGTTACTATCAATCAACTCTTTTGTCAATTCAGGAATTAAAACAGTTTTAATTTTACCCATACTTCCATCACCAGTCTCAATCAATTCAGAACGACTGTTTGAAAGAGCATCAACAATTTGTTTATCTTTTTTGGTCAATTGAGTTTTTTTTGTATCACCATTTAACAGTTGTTTTTCTTTTTCAAAAAGATTTTCAACAGTAATTTTAGCTCTCTCACTAATCTCTTCACCTTCTATATCAGCACTACCGGTATTTGTTTCTGAATCATCACTATCTGTCTCACTGATATCTCCACCTTCTCTTTCAGTCAAATTTTCATTTTTTTCTTTATTTCCGTCTGTTTTACTATTTTTAACTAAACCAAATATAATATCACAAACCGATTCTGCCACTTCAACCACATCATCCGTTGATGTTAATCTTAAAATATTTTTCATATCAATCTTACGATAAATGTCACGTAATCTTGGAAGAGCATTTAAATCAGTACCACTATTAGTAAAATTGATAATTCTAAACATATAAGATTCAAAATCAATATCACGATACATCTTTGATTTCAATCCCTTTGTTATAGTTTTATGATTCTGATATTTAGCATATAACTCGTGATAATAACCTTTATATCCAGGAGACGATTTAAACACAATAGAATCAACTCTACGGTCTTCAATATAATTTATCACAGATTTAAGAAGATGTATTCTTTCATCTGTAGCTTCCCAATTACGAATATAAGTACGAGTGTAAAGGGTTTTAAGAAGGTCAAAATCACTATATGCCATGTGACTACCTTCATGAAGTGCTAAACCAACTATATGGTCAAAATTCTTTTCATTAATATTCGCACTTATTGTTACTGATTTCCCATCAGTAAAAGAATCACCACGAGTTACAAATTTAACAGGAATATTCTTTCCACTTACAATACGAACAAAGTTACCAATTGCTCTTTTGTGACCAGCAAGTACAATATGATTTTTTTTAGGTTTTGGTTTAGTATCTAAAATCTCACCAGTTGACAAATCATAACCAAGCATGTCATCAACAGATGATTCTTTATCAAACCAAAAAGATGAATAATTATTTCTAGTAGAAACAGACTTCGCCGAGTATTTTTCACGAAGTTTCATTGAATTAAAGAATTTCAATTCGTTTTCCTTTCATTTCTCATTTCACCTAAATATAACACTAAAAACCTATACAAGTCAAGCCTTTTTTTCACTTTTTTCACTTTTTTTTAACCAATGTAATTTGCCATTGCCAGTTTCATATGTTTCCCAATTGCATTTTTTACATTTCCAATAAATTCTATCTATAGTTTCTTTATTAAAAAGCATTCTATAACCACAACTACACATTGGAGTATATTTGTGTTTTCGATTATGCAACCATTTAATTAGATTCATTATATTTCTTTTATCTCCCGTATATCACTATACGAATAAAATAGTATATAAGTCAAGCATTATTTTTATTATTTTATACGGGCAAAACTATCCAAGCTGCCAAACCTATTTCAACAACTAAATCTGAAATTGTGTTATTTAACCATTTCTTTTTAGAACCATAAGGCTTCCAACCTTCTACTACCCACTCTAATACTTCCCAGGCAATACCAATAATTGCTACCCAAAGAACTGCACATAAATCGGATGCTCCTAACCACTGAGCCACTTTACATATAAAAGCACCTGCTGCCATATGAACTGATGTCCAATGATCTAACCATCCATTACTTGTTAAATAATTTACTATTCCATGATGAAAATTTAATTTCATTTTTCTATCCTATAATTTATTTAATTTGTTACAATATATAAAAGGACACATGTTATAAATCCCAACAAAAATCCTACTATATGATCAAAATGTTTTACGAACCAATTTTTCATTTTATTTCTCCATATTATTTAAAAATTTTCTCTTCTAATTTCCGGCGCTAGAAATAAAATCCCATAACTGTTTAAAGACTAAACCTATAAAACCAACACCCATTACTCCACGCCATTTCTTTGTATCTTGTCTAAATTGAGTATTAGCCTTAGACTCTGCCCACAAACCACCATGTGGGTCAAATAAATTTTCTTTGATAAATTTTATATCTTTATGCATTTCTGCACGGTCTTTTTCGGCCTGTTCCATTCGTTCTATAATTACGTTTAAATCCTGTTTGTCTTGTCCATTCATGTATTTTTCCACCAAGTCCTAAAGGCCAATATTGTTAACACTAAAAATAATATTCTAAATAACCATTCATTTAAAAGAATGGTATTTTCCATACGTTAATAAATATAATTAATTCTCTATATCGTTGTATTTCCCACGTAAGAAAATACAAATTAATATCATAATATCTTCTTTTTTTCGTGGCCAACTATAACTTTAGGATCAACATAAACATCAAATCCATTCTCTTGTGTCGCATGACACCAAGTCACATCTTCCATAGCAAATTCTTTAACCTTAACTCCACCTATATCAAACTCATACCACTCAGGTCTAAACCACGGATATTCAAGAGTTTCAAATACACCCCTTTTAATTAATATCCAACCAAGACCAGTATAACTTACTGTCATCAATTCCTCTTCATCGATTACATCTTCCCGTGTCAAAAATGGAAAATATCCACATCTACTAAAAAAATCTTCATCCCAATCTTTAACTGTAGCATAATATCGTCCACCCTGCATCATATACAACCCAGAAACTATATCTTTTTTGTGATCTAATAAAGTAAAAAAATGTTCAGGTTTAAAAACAATATCTGAATCAATCCACATCATATAATCATAATCTTTGCCACCCCACGGCTTTTGATGTATCCCATTGGTAACATTACCACCCAAACACATATTTCTTACATAATAAAGATTCGGCGAATATCCGTACACTGCTTCCCATTCCACACCATGACTCGGTAATTCTGAAACTAAATTATTCCAAGACCTTAAAAAATTATCTGAAAAGGTTCTTCCTGGCAAACAAAATATTACTTTCACTTTTTCTTCCAATCCCAATCTATTATTGATTCAAATTGATCCAATAAAATTACTTTATCTATTCTCTTTTGTGCTGTCTCTAGATGTTTTGGGTTTATCTCCATACCAATAAAATCTAACCCTTCTCTCTTACAAACTACACCTGTTGTTCCACTACCCATAAAATTATCTAACACTATATCACCTTCTTTTGATGCTACTGCCAATATCCTTTCTACCAATCCTTCTGGCATTTGTGTTGGATGAACTCTTTCTTTCTTTGGAATGGAGTGTGGAATATACCATACTGAACTTAAAGGGTCGTGTATTCCACAATTTTCATTTAAATAGATATTCGATCCTTTTGACAAATGGTAAACTATTTCGTAATCTAAATGAAATCGTTTTTTGGTAGAATCAAATGAACCTGAATACTTCCAAATAATAAATGACTTAAAATCTAATAACTGAAATCCACTTGTGAACTCTAACCAATGTGCAGTTTTTAATAATTTGTTATGAGTCTTACTTTTAACATTAAAGAATAACTGACCACCATCTTTTAATACTCTTGCATATTCCTTAAATACTCCATCCATAAACTCTGAATATAACTTTAAAAATAATACATCTTTTGTTTGAGCTGCATATCCTGCTCCACTTACATCTTCATATGGTGGTGAAGTGATAATTAAGTCAATACTGTTATCATTTAACTTTCCTAATTCTTCTAAACAATCACCAAGTATTAACTTACTATTCCCCATGTGATTTCTTTTTCCATTTTTCAATATTCAAATAAACTGAACCAATTGAAAATACAATTAACAATATTACAAACATAGCTGTAAAAATATACTCAACCATTATTTACCTCATTTTTTCTCCCATATCCAAACTGGTTCACAAAACTTACCTTTAGTTTCTTTTATCATCTCCGGTAACCTATTAGTTTCTCCAGATACCACGGCAGTTCCAGCACCAATCGAATTTGGTCTGGCTGCCATCTCCATGCCAATACAACCAAGATAATCAGAGTCACTATATTCATCAAGAAAATCATTCATCGGATCACATATTTGTTGCCACTTCTTACCACCCTTAGAACCAGCACTTACATCAGATATATTGATACATAACTTACCACCACTTTTTAATGTAGGCCACATACTGTCTATTGCCTTATGTAAGAATTGAGTATTCCAACTATCAATATCTTTATACCTTACCCAACTTTGAGTATCATCATGACCATATCTTTCGACATTAAAATAAGGCGGTGATGTAAATATAATATCAAAGGTATCGTAATATGGTGTAAAGTCAAAATCTTCAGCCGCATCACAATGAAACTCAGCTTTCTTTGGCGTTTCAAAAAATGTTAACTGACTATCGTAATATTTAGCTTGTTCCTCATATATAGAATGATTCTCTTTACGTGGATCAACACCAACATATAGTTCTGTATTCATACTGGCATAAAACCCAGCCAACCTATCACCCCAACCTGCAGAGAAATCCAATACATTCTTGACATTAAAGTAATCATACAGTGCCTTAGCCGCGTTGGGTTTGAACTGACTGCAAATGTATTTTCTCAACCCTAACATAGTTCTCAATATTGACTTATCAATTCTCTCCATCTTAAGTGTATAAGCTGAACCCATCAACGTTATCATAAACTTTTCAGTATTCCAAGTCCGTAGAGGACCGGGAGAAACACTTCCATCCACGGACCACCTATTTTCTTGTTGAAAATAATTTGATGACTTGTTACCAGTATTTAGCCGTTTGACATACCATTGTGAACCTTTATATGTAATAGGCCATCCATAACCTGTCTCTGCTCGAGCAAACCACTCACCTTCTTTTAACAAATCATAAACCCAAGTCTTTTTCAGATTGTTGAATTCTTTTCTGCAACCATCTTCTGATATATCCATATAAGGTGGTGGATAAGTCATGGCGACTTTTGCCAGACTTTCCTTTACATCATCTTTCTCGAATGTCTCTTTGATGTAAGTCCATTCTTCTTCGTTAATGTGAAGATATGGTTCTTGATTTAAAAATTTATCAAAATACGATAAATACATTATTCATCAAATAACTCTTTAAACAATTCATGTGATCTCTTGGACTTCTCTGACTTTTCTTTCTGTTTTACGGGCTCAACCTTTACATCATAATCACCCCGTTTCCACATATCATATTCAATCACACTTGACATCAGGTCTGCCTGATGAAGTACATAAGCAATATTAGTTTTAAGTTGTCTTTCTGGTTGATAACTTACATAATAGTTTTTATTTGCATCTTCATACATTCCATCAGTAAGTCGCAAACCCAAGTATTCTTGTTCTGACATTTTTATACCAAAGTGTTGTAGTAAAAACACAGCTCTATCAGTTACGGTCATGTAATGTAGTTTACCGTTATGTTTATAATACTCACCTCTATTTTTAATCCACCAATCGTTGTCTTGTGGTACATAGTAATCTTCAGCCAAATCTCCAACCTTACCCAAGTCATGATGAAGAGCTGCAAATATCAATTCTTCATCTGTAAAGTTTATGGTGGCACCATTCTGCTCCCACAGGTCGGCTATCTGTTTAGAAAACTTAACTATGTGTAGGATATGTTCAACATACCCACCAGCGTGAGCATTATGAAAATGTTCTTTACCACTTGCAGGAGCCAAACACATCCGTTCTTCAAAGTAATGATACATATTGAGAAGTTTTTCTCTCCGCTCACTTCCTTCTTCAAATGTATCTTTTACAATTTGAATTAATTTTTTCCAATTCTCTTGGATTTGTTCTGGTGTTAGTTCTTTCATTCGTAACCTCTACTTTTTTGGATTTACATAATGGATAACTTTATCCCAACACTTTGGTGGAAATACCGAGTCATCTCGTACTCTTTGTTCGTCTTGACTAAATGATGTGGTGTTTTGATAAAGAAATCTCTCATTGTTAACATTATCTTTTAACTCAACCATTCCACCATTTTCCCAAAACTTACGTTTCTCATCAGTAAATGATGTATCATCAGTTAGAATTTTTACTAACGACATAGTAGGTAAAAGATTTTATATTG